TACTACTACTAATACTTCTTAATATGTAGTTTCTAAAAATAATTTTGAAAACTAAGAATAATCTTGGAATAGAGCTATACTTTATTAAAACGCAAATAAGCTAATATCCTTTGATTTGACACTTATACTCACATTTTAATATATTATATGTATAATGACCAATAAGTACTTTGGGAGAAAAACTCTTAAAAATAAAAGAATGAAACCAAGAAGTAATCAAACTCTTAAAAAAAAAGATAGTTTAGCTAATTTTGTTAAATTGGCAGAAAAATATAAACTTGCACAAAGTGGTTCTAAAAAACAAATTGCTGAAAGGCTTAGTGCTTTAAGGGGTAAATATTTATCTAAAACCGAAAAAAAACTTATATTACCTTATTTGTCCAATAATGTAAATAAGAAATTGTTATTAAAAGACTAAATTATCAAAAAACAGGATTGTATAAGTCTAAATTTAGATATTAAAGTAATAGTCAACTAATGGCAAAAAGTGAACATTCTCTTCCAGATAAATATATTTCACGTAGAGGATATACAATTAAAAAACAAAGTTTAACACAACAAGAAGAGACAAAATTACGTAAAGAATTACATGTTCAACCATTTGAAAAGCAAAAATTTCTTATTCAAAAATTTGGTAATTTGCCTCCCAGTTTTAAAGTTTATTTAGAAAGTGTCAATAAATTTTATATACCTCGTTTTTATGGTATAAATAATTTTGGTCCCGCTGTTGATAAAATTGGAGAAGTTGGAAATAAAATTGACTTAAAATTCAATGGAACATTGAGAGACTATCAAATTGATATTATGAATAATTTTTTAGAAATGTTTCGAAAAAATAAGGGTGGGATCCTCAATTTAAAAACAGGAGGCGGTAAGACTGCATTAGCTTTGTATTTGATTTCTATTATCAAAAAAAAGACATTAGTAGTTGTTCATAAAGAATTTCTTATGAACCAATGGATAGAACGTATTAGTCAGTTTTTACCAAATGCAAGAATTGGTATTATTCAAGCAAATAAAATCAAAATTGATAATTGTGACATTGTTATTGGAATGTTACAATCTATTTCCCAAAAAAATTATCCTGAAAATACATTTTCTAGTTTTGGATTGAATATATTAGATGAGATTCATAATTTTGCAAGTAATTGTTACAGTAAAGCATTTCCAAAAATTGCAACTCAATATAATTTAGGACTAAGTGCTACAGTTCAAAGAAAAGATAATATGGAAAGAATATTAACCTGGCACATAGGTCCTGTATATAGTCCTGATGGTAAAAATACTAATTTTGGAAATGTTTTATGTTATATGCTTCCGTTTAAAGATTCAGAATATCAGCAAACTTTCTATAATGCAAAAGGTAATTCTAACATGCCAAAGATGATTAATAGGTTAGTTGAATCACCTAATAGAGAAAAATTAATATTAGATATTATTAAACATTTTCATTCAATTGGAAGAAAAATATTAGTTCTTAGTGAACGAAGAAGACAGGTAGAAGCTTTGAATAAAAAATTGGATTCTATGAAAATACCAAATGGATTGTGTATTGGAGGAATTAAGCAATCTCAATTAGATGATGTTATTAAAACAAACGTGTTATTAGCAACATATAGTTATGTACAAGAAGCATTTGATGTACCAGAATTAAATACTCTAATATTTGCTACTCCAAAAAGTGATATTATACAAGCGACTGGTAGAATTTTAAGACAAACTCCTGAAAATAGGAAATTTGTTCCAATAATAGTAGATATTGTTGATTCAACATCTGGATTTATTAAAAAATCCAGTACAAGAAAGAAATATTATAAGAAATGTAAATTTTCTATTAATGATGTTGAAAATACAGAAAGCATTATTATTCAGACGTCGAAAGTTTAAAATATAGATATTTTTGGTAAATAATCATCTATGTATGAAGCGCTTGGCATTAGCGCTCACATTTTTATTAAATATTTCAAATTGTTTTTTGAACTCAAAAATAAGAAAATTCTCTATGAAAAAGAAAATTATTAGACAAAATAATAGAAATGATTATGTATATGCATATGAATATTATTCATTTTTAAAAAAACAAGATAAGTTAGATAAATCAGTTGAATCTAATTTCTTCAAGTTTTTAAAAAATGGTGAATCACAAGAAAACAATAAATATATAGATTTTGCTAAAAATCGTGAGAATAATTACAGAATTTTTGAAAAAAACTATAAATTAATAAAAGATTACAATAGCCAAAATGATGCTTGTAAATTGGAACTTAATAAATTTACAGATATAGTTGAAATAAATGAAGATCAACAAGATAGTTATAATACATATTCAGATTTAATGCAAATAGAAGAACCTATTAGTAGCCCTTTCAATTTTTTCTTGGGAAAAACAATCAAAAAAATTATAAAAGCTGTTAAATATTTCAAAATATATCAAAACTTACCTGAAAAATTTATTTGGGGAAACAATATTTTATCTGAAGTTAAAAATCAAGGACAATGTGGATCTTGCTGGGCATTTTCAACAACATCATCCATAGAATCTTTAATGAGAATTAATAATTATACAGTTGATAGATTGTCTGAACAACAATTGGTTGATTGCTCTAAAAAAAATTATGGTTGTGGTGGTGGTTTAATGCATTTAGCATTAGATTATGTTATAGAAAATAAGGGACTTGTATCTAATAATGAATATAAATATGTAGCATTTGAACAAACATGTGGATTAGATTGTTTTGATGAAGATTGTTTATCAAATAATCATTCTTTCATTGGAAAAAACAATGTTATTGGTTCCAATATTACAGGCTATGAATATATTATTCCAAAATCAAAAATAGATATTATGGCTTCTTTACAAAATGGACCAATAACAATAGCTCTTGATGCAAGTTCATTTATCTTTAGATTTTATAAAAGCGGAATTATTGATGTTCCTTCTAATATGTCTCAAGAAATCAATCATGCTGTTTTATTAACTGGATATGATAAAGACGAAAATGGTACATATTGGATTATACAAAACAGTTGGGGAAAAGATTGGGGAGATAATGGTTTTGTAAAAATTAGAGCCAGAAATGGTGACGGAGTTTTATTGTCACAAATATATGGCGTTTATCCTAAATATAAATAAGATTTGACATTTATAAATGAGAATGAACTTTATAAAGAAAAATATAAATTGGGTTTGTCATCATGCACATTTAGATAAATCAAATATTATCAATAAAGACTTATTAATTCAATCAAATAGACATATGCGAGAAAAATGGTATCTTATGGATCATATTAAAAAAAACTATACAAGAGATGATCTTTCTAATCGAATTGAACAATCAATTAAAAAAATAGTCTCTCAAAATTGTAAACATATTAGAACATTTGTTGATGTAGATAAAGTTGTTGGTTTAATGTGTATTGAAGAAACTGAAAAGCTAAAAAGAAAATGGAAATCAAAAGGAATAACAATACAAACTGCAACACAACCATTACAAGGAATTGTAAGATCAAAAGAAAACTTAAAACTATTTGAAAAAGCTACAAAAATTACAGATATAGTTGGATGTTTACCAAGTAGAGATTATAATCAATTTGATGAACATTTAGATATTGCATTTTCTACTGCAAAAAGACTAAATAAACCAATAGAAGCTCATTTAGATCAACTCAATATTCCAGTTGAAAATGAAACAGAAATCTTTTGCGATTTTGTTGAAAAATATGAATATCAAGGAAAATCACGCTGTATTCATTCTGTAAGTCTATCTTGTAAACCAATTGAAAAACAAATAGAAATTGCAGAAAGACTCAAAAAACTTGATATTGGTATTATTGTTTGTCCATCTGCAGCAATTTCAATGACTCAGCATAATAAATACAAAGCTCCAATACATAATTCAATTGCACCAGTTCAAGTTTTATATGATCATGGTGTCAATATTGGATTAGGAATTGATAATATAAATGATTTGTTTATGCCATTATGTGATGGAGATCTACATTTTGAATTAAGATTAATGGCAGAAGCAACCCGTATTTATAATACAAAAATTTTAGAACAAATTGCTGAAAATAAAATGGGATTTTAAAATTATTAATTATTAGAGAACCATTTATTGTAATTTAAAAATCCTTCTAATGAAGATTCTTCTATTTGTGATTCTTCTTCTATTTGTGATTCTTCTTCTAAATTCGATTCTTCACTTAAAATTTCTGAATTACAACATTTTGCCGGACAACCAACAACTAAACCATCTTCTGATTCAACATAACATCCACTTTTTAAATTGTGAGAATCAGTACATCTCGCATATTTTGTACATGCTTCGTGTACAAAAGGTTGTACACATAAACCATATACGTCGTCTTTATCAGAATAATCCATTAATACTTCACCGTCTATTCTTTCACCATTTTCATTCAAATTATTATTATTTCTTATTTCTTGTCTTATTTCTTTTGATTTATTACAACTTTCATTTTCAGATGATTCTAAATTAGTAGATTCAGATTCTGTTAAATATTGTGTTTCTAAATTCGTTTCTTCTTCTGATGTAGCTTCTGATGTAGCTTCTGATGTAGCTTCATATGTAGATTCTGATGTAGATTCATATGTAGATTCTGATTTTGAATAATCAATATTAATTTTTTTTGTCAAAACTATGTCTAAACTAAGAAAAACTAATGTAAAAATGCTCAACATTATCAAAAAAAGTAAAACCAACAATATTATGTCCATTGTCTATTAATTTAATTATGTATTTTTTTTGTTTTCTCTAAAACTTTTTAATCAAGTTAACAATTATGTGTATACTCAATCAAATAACAAAATTACCAAATGAATTAAAATTGGAAATAATGAATTGGTTACCAATAGTTACTGAAAAACAAAAATTAATTAATATAGGAATTCGTAATATATCAAAAATTTCAAATATAATCAATATGTATACAAAATGGTTTGAAACTGGAACACAACAAACTACAAATAAAGCAATATTATCTTGTGCTATTGGATGGGTTTATAACGATTTGTCTTATTATTTGAATAATTTTACACCACCTTCTGAAAAAATTGTTCAATCTTATAGTGATATTCTATATTTGATAACCAAAAAACATATAACAAATTTAAAAGAATTAGAAGAATATGAAAACTGTAACTCAAAAACAGTTTCAATGTTGTTATTTGATCACGTAGTTTATATGACAGAATATGATTTATCAAATTTTTGGAACTATGCGAGATCAGTATATAATATGGATGAATATCCAATTTAAGAATTTTCTTTTTTTGCTATGAATTTTCTACCATTTTTATGCCAAATCACAGGATTTTGCCCCTTTGGTCCGTATAAATAAGTACCAAATATATGATTTGATTCTTTATGTCCGCTTCCACCTTTATGCTTTCCATTCAAAAATTTTTCCATAAATCCAGCAGGTTTACATCGAGGAAATACAACATTTCTATAATATGAAGCTAAACATATATGATTATTATCGGACCATCCACCGGTACTAGTATAAGTATAATTGTTTGCTTTTATTTCATTTCCAAACAAATTTTTATTTTCACCATCAAAACCTCTTGGAATATTACGTTTTCTGTTGAAGCGAACATGCTTCATCTTTGGATTTGATTTCATATCTTCCATTACTTTGTTTATATCGATACCTTTGTCCAAAAATGGCAAATCATGTTGAATTATTAAAACATATTCTGACTTTACATGTTTAAATGCATTCATTACATTTCCAACAAGCCCTATTCTATTACCAGGCCTTCCTTTTAATATTTTATAGTTAAAGTCTGGATTTTGATTTAAATAATCTTGTAGTCTTTTCATATATATACCATATCTGGGACCTCTTTTTTTTGGTCTTTTTGGATGATTATCTTGTGCTATCAATACTTCTGAATTTTCTTTTTTTAAACCAATAAATTTTAAAGACTCTATTGTTTGTTTTATAACTTCAATAGAAGGATGTGATGGTATTAATGAAGATGTAATAACAACTGTTAATTTTGTATTTTCAATCATAATATATAATTAAACTCTTAATATATATGAAATCTACCATTTTAAAAAAAACTAGTTTTAAACTAGTTTTTTTTCATTAAAAGTTCCCAATTCATACCTATTATTTCTTTAGTACATATTTCACTTATTTCTCTATTTACAATCACTTGAGAATTTTTAAATAATTTTATAACTGATTCTGAATTATAAATATCGTTTTCAGCATATTTGTCTGATTTACAATTTAATTGTAAATGTATTAATGAATAACATTCTGGTTTCAAAACTCTCTCTATTTCATTCATAAATTTTTCTGGATAAATAGAATGATCAACAATATTTGTAAATACAAAATCAAAACTTTCATCACCAAAATCCACATCATGTATATCCCCCTCTATTACATATGGTAGTTCTGGCACTATATCTATACCAATTGCTTTCATACCAATTTCATTTAACGCTACAACTTCTTGTCCCGTTCTAGCTCCAAAACACAAACATTTCATATTTTCTTTTAAAATATTTTCATCTTTAAAATACTGAAAAGTTGTTCTAAATATATTTATTTTCATATCCCATTCTTTATTCAACCATTTTTTTCTTTTTGTTGGATTATTAGTTTTTTCTTTTTGATGTTTAATATATTCTTCGTAATTTTTATAATCTTTGCCAATGATTCTACGCATTTTTATAGAATTCATCATATATTATAATAGGTTTAGTTTGTATATTTTTTTTAGAAAAACATATTTAATGATTAACTTATATATACCATTTCAATGTATATTATGTAATAATGATACTACATTTGATTCTAGATGCTATATTAAACACGACAAAATATGGCAATTAGCATTTTACGATGGAAATGAAGGTTTTTCTTTATTTAAAACAGATGAATATATTTATGGAAAAAAAGCTGTTTGTTATTATTGCTATAATTCAGGTTTTAGTAAAAAAGTTGACTAAACATTTTTTCTTTCTGTTCTAAATTTCTCAAGTATTTCATCGAAATTTAAAATCCCCCTCAAATCATTTTGAATTCTCATTAAACACAAGAATGCATTTTGAGTTGGATTATATATTGCATGCCAGTTATTATAGATTTGTTCGTTTTCTCTCTCTAAAGCAGAATATAAACAAGCTTTTATATCTTTTGCAATTGGATTATTATTACCGTATTTCAATAAATTTCCATATATTGGGAATTCAATATCCCAATGTAGTGGCTTAAATGGATATTCAAGATCTGGAATCATTATTAGCTTAAATTGTAAATCTATACACAAAAAATTTCTTATAATTCTATTGATTTCTGGTATTAAGTCTTTGATTCCAGTAAAATTAGTCTCGTGAAATTTCATATTCACAATAATTTCAATATTTCTCTTGTTTTGGTAAGCTTTTAATTTAAAATTGAACATTTGTCTTAGTACATCTAGGTCTAATTTTCGATTATGAAGTAGAAGTGGTATATTTTCATCGCTATTTATTTCTTTTTGGAATATTCCATTATCAAAAATATTTTGAGTCATTATTCATAACTAAAACCTTTGTATTTAATCTTTTTTTAATCTATTTCTTCAATCAATCTCCTCTATCTTTGGCCCAGAATCTTCTGGAGTAGATGATTCTTGGGGAGTTTCAGTATTCATATTGGGATTTGTATCGTCATTTGGTTG